AGTCCTGATAGATCTCCCATAGCTCAAGTTGTTCCATTGCACCCATCTCAGAGGCCACCACAGCCCCCTCAGGGGATTTTATAGGGAAGGAGAATACCTTGGTAGTGGGTGACATTACGTCGTCCTCTACGGGCACTCCTGCGGCTTCTAAGACTTGGCAGAGGGGGTCTCTTGAGTCTGCTCTGACTCGTCTAATGTACTGATCTGCGTATCTAGGATGGATACCAGAAGCAGAATCAACAAGCTGAGACACAGTACCGGAAGGCTTAACAGCAGTAATGGCGGTAGACACATTAATATCAAGACGTTTCGCCCATTCTGCATTAGTTTTAACCGCTTCTTCTTTGAGTTCAGTAAGCCAAGTTTTGAGAACACCTTTATCTCTCCTTCCTGATAAAGTCGGATGGTCCATAATACCTGTCAAAGAAACTCCCAGCAGCGCTTCTTCTTCTGTATTATTCTGCCAAACCTTCCTCAGGTACCTAAAGTTTGTGAGGGTAGCTTGTAAAGTTCCAAGGATAGACGCAACACGTACTTTCCGTTTGAGGTCTGACAACGTATCGGTTGCCCGGACAACAACTTCTGATAAGTTACAGAACTGGTAGGGTCGAAGGATAATTTCGGAGCATGGATTAGTTCCAAAGTCATAGGAAGCATCTCTTCGCTCGTTTCTTGCAGCTTGTTTTTGACTTGCAACCCTAGAGAACATTCCTCGTTCCCCAGACCTTGATTCGTATAAACTTTTCCACTCATTTAAAAATGCCTCAAAATCTGGCTTCTCTGTATAACATGCGCTGTTATTTGCTAGTCCTCGTTGAGGATTGTCTTGCCACCACTGTCCTGACTTTGCTCTTCGGATTCGGTCGTCAGTGAGGTTAGATAGACTGATGAGAGCACTTCTCCGGACTCCCCCAACCACGACGATCTGTGCAATCTTACAGCAGATATCGTGACATTCGATGGAGCTAAGTTTGCGTCCAGCAGCCTCCCGAAAGACTTCAACGGTGAACTTAAACAGGTCAACAAGAGGTTCTGGACCACTTGCTCTACCTCCGAAGGTCTTAAGGGATGCCCCTGCAGGTCGTACTCCAGATATGTCCCACTTCGGAAGTTGACCCGAATAGAGCAAGCTAATAAGTTCTCTGTAAGCTTTAGCCCAGCCAATTTTTGAATCAGCGACATGTATAACGGTGTCTGTGTCATGAAACTCTTCTGCTACCTCCGGTAATTTTGTAATGTACTGTCTTTCTACGCTAAATCCCACACCTGTGCCACACATTAAGACGTACATCATCTCGTCAAAAGCTTTAGGATGGTCGATAGGCATGTAGGAGCAGTTAAACCCAGCTACGTTGTCACGGTCCAGCGCCTCTCCTGCAGTCATAAGCGCCCGCATAGACGGCATTACATTCATGTCGTGGATGTCTGCAAATATGCCATTGGCGTCTTCTAAAGTAAGTTTACCTTTTTCAACCCAAAAGTTTAGGTACCTGTCTATTGTTTCTTCCCAAGTCTCCCTACGCTGCTCCTCTGGTAGGTAACGAGCGTAGCGGGACTTGTGTATGTACTGTTGATATGCGTCCATTAACTTATTTCCTTAATTAGTCGTTCAATGTACCAGCGACACTTACGTAAGTCCTCCACTGGTTTCCCTTTGTAGTCGTAGCGCCAGAGGTACTTCAGTGCGTTACCCTTGAGATAACCCTTGAACTCATGTTCAGGCATGGACGCTTTGATTGCTTCGATGGCTTCAATTGTTCCCTTGTTGTAGTGGTCAGGCTTGTCCACAGGATCTGGCATTTTTCTAATAGACAATTTATTTAACGCACTTGCATAATCCCAATCAGAAGGGGTTGCATCATCAATACTCATCTTGTTCTTCCTCTAGCTCTTGTTCAAACACATCCAGTCTGTTGATTAACTTGTCCTCAAACCTGTCCAGCATTTCTTCTGAGGTTATCTGTAGGGCCTCCAGCAGGTCATCTGGGTCAAGGGCTTTCAAGAGGCGTTCCTTAATTTCCTCTAGTGTTAGTGACATGGTCAATCAACTCCTGTAGTGTCTCTATAGTATACCATAAAATGTTCTCTTTGTCACACCATTCCGACATAGTCATTTTGGCACCTTTTCGTATTTTCTTGTTAGGCTGCATCAGTACGAAGACAATCTCCTGTTCTCTTGGCAGACTATCTCTGACACTGGTGTACTTCTTGGTGTCTCCGTCTCTAAAGTATCCTTTGCACTCCACGAGAACACCAGAGGCATGGTGAACAAAGTCAGGACGATAACTGCGCTGAATGGTGTAGGGGACGGTGAACGGCTCATAGTCAAAACCTGTTAGTATCTTGCTGACATCTTCTTCAAACGTGCTTCTAAATTTTGATTTCTTGGACCTTCGGCTCATTGACCACCTCCGTTAAAAACCTTGGACCTGTAGAATAAAGGAAGGCACGAAGACCGGGCCAACAGCTTTTCTTGTATGCACAGTAAGAACAACCTATGTCCAACTTCATGTTACCGCTCTTACCGTCTGGTTTAGCCTTATAACAAACCTCAGGCGGCTCTGGTTGTTTTACCATCTCTTGGACATGCTCAATGCGGTCTGTGATGTCAAAGGCTATGGTCTCATGCACAGGGGCTTGAGTGTCCTCTTGATCGTACATTAGGTACGTTAAGTGTCCATTTTGTTTGTCCATCGCCAGCCAGCCAAACTTTGTCTGACCCTCTGCCTCTGCATATCCTTTAATTTGAGCGACGTATCCAAACGGATCATCGTAAGCCAGAGTGCCGTCCTTGAATTTCTTAAACCCATACGACGAAACACTTTTAACGTCTGTGACAACACCATCAATTTTACAGTCCATAGAACCCGTAATGCCGTTGATTTCACACTGTTTTTGTTCTGCGGTAACTTCATGTCCTGATGCCCTTGTAAGGAATAGTAGTAGTTCTTCAATCAGGTGTCCGTACAGGAACTTAACAAGCGTATGTCCTTGCATTTCTTCTGACTTTTGAACATTGTTGTAGTGGTTCCATAAGAACCTGTCACGCTTACCGATGTTAGACATTCGAAGCTTACGACCATCCCAAGCACGTCTTTGACCAAACTCCTTACGCATAAGGTCCTTTACGTTTTCACCGAACTGTTCAATACACTCTTCGATGTCAACGTCCTTATCTACTCTCTTGGTCTGAACAAGCTTGTAGATGTCGTCTACTAATGTGTATACATTCTTCATTGGTACTTTCCTGCTATACCTGAGACAACCTCTTGGGCTTGCTCTGGTGTGCATTTAAACCACTCACTGCGTCTTTCGTACAGCTTTTGTAGTTCGCTATGGGCTTCTGACTCTGCAGCACGTCTGTCGTTAACGTCCCAACTATAGTTTAACACATAGTCCCTAAAAGGGGAAGAGGTTTGGTAGCCGTTTAACCTATCTGAAGCGTCAATAGCCATCCCAATTTTTACCCACTCAGGAAAACTAGGGTTAACGATAATGTACACTTGACCTTCGACGCTAGACTCGTATTTTGCTAAGCTACTAAAAGCAGCGTCTTCAAAGGTCTTGTACTTTCCCGGTTTATGTAGAGGATGAGACTTTGGTATGTACTTACCGTTAACAAACATTTTGGTTTGGTCTCTTTTCCAAACAGCTTCTGGACTGTCCTTGTAATACTTATCTTCGCCTCTTTTGTAGTTCATCTTACTTGTCATCAGTGTGTCTCCGCCCATGTTGTTCCAACTTTGTATTCCCCGTCCAGTGGACATCTGAGTTTAAAGTGTGCTCCAGACGCCTTGAGACATTCGACCGCAAGCCAACCGAATTTCTCTGCTTGTTCTTCAACCACCTCCGATTGTACTTCATCATGGATGTTACCTATAAATTTATAGTCAAGTTTCCACTGCTTTGCGTAGTCGTCCAAAATCACCAGTGCCTTTTTCATTACGATGGCCCCCGCTGCTTGCAACAACGTATTCAATGCAGCATGTTCAGATCTAACTCGTAACCTTCTACCATCAAGTCCCCTGAGATAGCCTCGCTGAGATGCTCTAGCAACCCGTTCTCGTAAACTTTCAAGAGCAGGTGTATTTCGTAAAAATCGCTGCTTAAGATCTGCGCCGTCTCTTGCGCTTCCTCCAACGATATTTCCAATTTTTGCATCTCCTGCTCCGTAGAGGAAAGCGTAGATGAAAGTCTTTGCTTGAGGTCTTGTTTCAAGCCCAGCAGCCATTTGGTTTCTTGTATGAATGTCTTCTGTGAGAAGGACATTGGTAAACTCCTTATCGTCCATGTAGTGTGCCAACATTCGTAGCTCAAGGCCACTAGCGTCGAAACCTACTAGCTTCTTCCCAACAGGTACGGTCCAGCAAGAGCGACACTCGTGCCCGTAGGGGCTGTGGCTCGCAGGTACTTGTGCCATGTTGGGACTCTGATGTGTCATACGTCCAGTTACTGCTCCGTTACTAATGACACGACCGTGTACTCTACCGTCCTCCTTAACGGCCTCTAACCAAGAATGTACTTGTGCATATCGCTTTTGAAGAGTAAGGTACTCCAAAACTTTTCCCGCCTCAGGGACGTGACTGTTTTCCTTAAGCGTCTTTTCATCGACAACTGGCTTTCCACTTGGCGTTTTCTGATCCCACTTCGCACCCTTAGTCGCAAGTCGTTCTGCAACTTGTTGTCTGGACCCAACATTGAAAACTGTAACTTTGTCTTTAAGTCTTTTGCCCGTCTTTTCAGAATACCTTTTCTCGACAATGGGCGGGAACATCTCCTGTAGTTCGGCCTCAATAGCATTCATGCCCTCCTTAAATGTTGCACATAACTCATGAGCCAACTGCTGGTCTAGGACCCACCCATTACGCTCCTGCTGCTGGACAGCAAACTGTACCTTGTGTTCCAATTCGATACACTCAGGTGAAAAGTCAACCATGTCCTTCACAAGCTGTTGATGTACTGCTTCCGTAACCTCCACATCACGCATGCAGTAGTCAATCATAGCAGTAGACAAACACGACCAGTCGTCGTGGTCACCCTTCGGGAACCCAAGAAGCTCACCCCAGACCTTCAAAGAGTGTCCTCCGGGTCTGCTTGGGTCGTACAGGCGTGACAACACCAGAGTATCGACTATGCGCTCAGGAGCCACAGAAAGCCCCCAGAGACGTTCTAACACTGGTAGGTCGTAACCTATTAGGTTGTGTCCACAAACGCTCACAGAGCCAGCCAGAGCCTCACAGAGGGTACTACGGTTGGTATGTACCTGTGACACACCGTTCTCCCGTGTTACAACGCACCAGATGCGAGTAGGGTCTAAACCGTCGGCCTCAAGATCCAAATAGATCAAAAATCTGCTCCTATCTCAGGGTTAGCTACTTCTGCCATTCTTCCGGTGCTTCTGTCGTACTGCAGCCAACAAGCAGGGCCTGTTTCACCAGTGTAACGATTCTTCAGGACTCGAACAGTAGTCGTGTTCCTAATGTCTTCGTTAGCGTTCTGCTGGTCACGCTCCATGCCAATTACGATGTCAGACAGTTGTGCAATTGCTTGACTACCTCTGAGTTCACCCAAGGATATCTGAGCACCGTCCTCGTGTGCCTTGCCTTGTGATCGCCTGAGGTGTGACACGAGGAACAAACTAATGCCTGTCTCTGCCACGAGAGTACGAAGCTTGGTCATAATCTCGTCAATGGCTTTTCTCTCGTCTCCGGACTCTTGGGAAGACACGACGATTGACAAGTGGTCCAGTACGACGTACCTGCAGTCAAGTGCTTTTGCCATGTAGCGAACACGGGCGAGCAGGTTATCTGCTGAAGTTGACCCCCAATGGTCGAATAGGTAGTAACGTCCTGTTCCCAGTGTGGCCTCCCAGTATGGCCGAAGCTCGTCCACAGGCGTGTCCTCCTCCAAGTGTAGGGGCCTGTTTGCCGCCACCGACATGATACCAAGCGTTGTTCGGGCCAGATCCTCCTCAAGCGCCAAGACTCCAATATTGCCTTCGCATCGGCGTAGTAAATCGTACTCAATTTCTCTGATAAATTGGGACTTTCCCATACCACTGCCGCTAGTGATCGTAACGAGTTCATACGGCCTATGCCCTCTAGTTATTTGGTTGAGTCCGTCCCAAGGATATGGAATTGACTTTACTTGTCTCTTTTCTACCAGAGCGTCCCATGTCTCAGTACCTGCTACAATGCCGTCAGGACGATAAACTTTCGCATTCCACCAAAGCTGCGTAAAGTCCTTAACCCTGTTAGCCATGAGCATGTCACTGGCGTCCTTCACAGGAAGCTTGACTATTTTCAACTTGTTTGGACTGAAGAGGTCCTTGACTTGTTCTAATGCTGCTTCCCCTGCCTTGTCATTATCAAAACAGATGACAATGTTTTCGTAGGACTCAAGCCACTCTAGTTGCTCTTTAATCTCCTTGGCAGCATTACTAGCGCCTGACCTTAGAGACACCACGTCGTACTGTTTGTTGAACATTTCGTACACACTAAGTGCGTCGAGTTCCCCTTCGGTGATTGTGATGTACTTGTTGCTGTTACACTGCTGTTGACCAAAGAAGCCAACACCGGACATGTCTCCGGTAGAATGGAAACCTTTGGTTTTTACATCACGCACCTTAGCTGCACATATTTCCCCTGTCTCTACATTGTAGTAGGGGTAAAAGTGCTTTTGAATCTCCCCTGTACTTGAGTACTCCACAGTGACACCAAAACGGCCACAGGTTTCCTGAGATAGTCTACGCTGGGGTATTGCCGCTACTACACCACCCATGTTTAATGGTTTAGCTTTTGGTAATTCCTGAGTTGTCATTGGTTGTTCACCGTCTCCAAATACATGGTAATCACAACCGGAGGCAAAGCAGTGTTGACCTCCGTTGTCATAGATAGCGAGGGCGTCCGAAGAACCACACTCCGGACAACCCTCGTGTCTAAGGAACTTAGAAGTCTGCCGCATCGCCAACTGCTAACTCTGCTTCCTCTAGTACTTTGACCGCCTCAAGGTAGGTCGCTACGCCATGCACTGGGTGAGGCTGTCCCAGCTTGTACTTCAGGCGGACTTTGGAGTTGTATGGAACTTCTCCGGTGTACGGTGTGCCTTCGTCATTAAAGACCTTGATCTCGTACTTGGACTTGAACTTGCGTTGCTTGTTGCCTTGGTAGTCCTTGATCTTGACACCGTTGGCTGCAAGTTCCGCAGCGTCGTCTTCTGACAATGTGATTGTCATGGAGTAGGCCCCAGTTGATTGACCATTGAACACGTCGTGTTGGGTCACGTTGCTGAAGTTAACTACACCTTCTACTGTTGTTGCTGTCATGGAATAATCTCCGTAAGTCGTAGACTTGCGTCTACGTTGGTTTTGGTTTTAGCTCTGAGAATTCCTCAGAACATACTAATAGTATACACTACTTTAAGCGTGGAATCAAATTATATTCACGTACTCCTGATTAATGATTGTCTGTACATGGACGTACCCATCGGGCCAGTACGTGTAGGACTCTGCGAGTGCCTTGGCTGTCCTACGTACTGACTCCTCGAAGTGCTCGTGCATCCCTAGTTCGTCCTTGCAGTACCAAAAGGGTATGCGTAGGACTGGCTCTGCTGGACCACGTTCCTCATAGTACACAATGATCTCAGCGTCGTTACCTATGGGTCCGTCGTTGCCAAAGTGCTTCGTGTGGTCGTTCTCTGGTTGTTTCACTCGTCACCCTCCGGCAGTTCGTCACTGGCTATGAACAAGATCTTGTCCAGTGTTGACTTGGTCATGACTACATTGCCACGGTCGTCCAGAGACAACTCTAGGTCCTTGCGTATCACAAAGGGTATACCACCCCAAGGGTCCCGTCTCATGATGTCATTAGTCACTGTCCTAGCTTGTGTGTAGCCGAAGCAGTACACACTGTAGTCGCCTCCTGTGACTTCATAGATTGACTTTTCGTCGATTAACATCTTTTGTCCTCCTCTTCATAAGGTATGATATCCCAATCACGGTATACTAAGTCGTCAATAAACGCTTCATGCTGTTGACACTCTTTGTAAGAACCCACAGTCAAAACCCTGTCTATCCAAACGCCGTCACAAGCATATTCCCAAGCGATCAGTTGGTATTTGTCCATAACTTAAGTTGCTCCTTAGGTTAACTCCTGTAGTTTACTACTACGGTTTACTTCTTTAGTATATACCTTAGAAGAGGGTATCATAATCATCGTCCTCTGTAAAGATTTTATTTTGGTAATAGTTTACAACATTAGATTCTACTCCTGAGCCAGCAGAAGCAGACAAACAAGTGCTACAAAGATCAATATACTCACCACGTACGTCCTTCCTCGTTAGTTCAGAATCTTCCAAAATTTTATCACAAGCTTTACAGCGCATCCTGCCAGTACTCCCCATGTAATTCGATCATTAGTCGCTCAAGGTGTTTGTAGGACAAACTCTTGTACTTCCTCCGGCTTTTCAGTCGGTACATCTCAGTATCAAACTCCACCAAGTGTTCAACCATGGCATGTTCCAAAGGGTCTACAGCAGGACCTGAGTTGTCCTCAAGCCCGCCACACTCTACTGCGTATTCATCTATCGTCATTGTAAGCTTTCTCCATACGTTTAACTAGTTCATCAATGATTTGCTGCTCTTCTTCTTTCCAAGCTGCAATGTCGTCCTGATGGTACTCTTCAGCGTAATCAAATTTACCCTCGTCACGCTCTTGGTAGTCATCAGCCCAAAACTCCCACGATTCTTTAGACATCGTTATCTGCTCCTTTAATTAACATCCA